TTATATCAATATAGATATTTATACTATAATACACCCTATATAACACACTAACCACTTTACATTTAATACACTATGACTTATTCTTGTTTCTTACAGATACATGTAACACACGATTATAACCATTCAAATGAAAATTAAACATTAATTCGAGTTTCCTATCCGTCTACATAAAAAATTTAGAAAAATAATTATATATTCAATTATATAAATGGAACACGTTTTAAATTTCAAAATATCACCTGATGATTCTAGAGACTTTGTATTTAGTTCTCAAACTACATCAAATGACGATTTTCCCAAAACATTGGACTTAAGAGAAAATTTAATGCCTGTAAGAAATCAAGGAAAACAAGGAACTTGCTACGCACAAAGCGCTTCTTGTATGAAAGAATGGCAAGAAAAAAAAGACTATGGTTTAAAATCATATCTATCTCCACAATTTTTTTATAATATACGACCAAATAAATACGATGAAGATGATTCCAATGATAGCGGTATGTATGGAAGAGATGTTATGAAACTACTTAGAACATATGGAATATGTCCAGAATCAGCATATCCATATGGAAAGATTGAAGATAAAAAAGATATACCAGAAGAAATATTTGAAAAAGCTAAACATAATATTATTGATACATATGCTAGAATTAATACTATAGATGACCTAAAATTAAGTTTGTTTTTAAATGGACCTGCGTTAATAGGATTTCCTGTTTATAATAACACTGGACAAATGTGGATTAAACGAGAAAATGATAAATTTAAAGGAGGACATGCTATGACCGTAGTAGGATACAATAATGATGGATTTATAATAAGAAACAGCTGGGGAGATAATTGGAACATTGATGGATATACTGCTTATTATTATAAAGATTGGAAATCACACTGGGAAATCTGGAGCACAGTAGATAAAAAAAATGTTGTAATACCAGACCCAGAACCCGAGCCCGAGCCAGAACCCGATAACCAAGAAAATTATTGTTCAAAATTATTTAGATTATTATGTAATTAATTAATATAAATATTACTATTATTTATATTAACATTAACAAGCAAATAAAATCGCTGAATGAAATGCAGAATCTATTTTTGATTCAGACTTATTACAATAGCTACAAGATACTCTATCAGAGTGATTTGCCATTGTATTATTACAATCTTCACATTTTGGATTATTAATACACCTTACAATATTTAATTTATTATTAACGTGCGTGTGTTTAGTTTTCTTAGGAGTTTTATAAACCTTTTTCTTTCTTTTTTTAACCATTATACATATACATTCATAAAATAATTTTATATGTATTTAATTAATTATATTTAAAAAAACAACAACTCTTAACGCCTCTTAGCTGTTCCCATTCTGTAATTGTGTAATTATCGCTCATAGATAAATTACATCTACTACATATAGGTTTTAAGTTATTAATACTTAAAGTTCCTCCTCTAGATTCAGGTTTATTATGACCAACATGAAAATTCCAAACATTAATTGTATTTTTACACCAATGTATATAACATTTATGTTCAAATACTTTCCCAAACTGACTTATCCAAACCTGTTCTCTTAGACCCCTAGGAATACGCTCCTTCTTTTTTTTATTCAAAGGTTTATTCATATTAAATATATAAATGTGTTTATCTTTATATATTTAAATATTAAGGATATAATTCCGCATATATTATAACATATCCTACTAAAGTCATACTAAATATCATACAACAATCATAAAAAGAAAATTTATCATCATAATATGAGCGATATCTTAAATCTAAATTCTTATGTTTATGTTTATGTTTATTCTTATTCGCAATCACTAAAGGAATATATTCTTTTCCCGACCTCAAAATCATTTAATTAAATTGAATAAATTATATTTAAATTAATTTAATATAATATCTATATGAATCTATTAAATAAAGACTTACTTATAAAAATCACTTCATATCTTAACATTAAAAATAAATACTATCTAACTAATAAAATATTATATAATACGCATAAATTTTATTCAGATAAATTTAAATTAAAAGAAAAATATTTTAAAGGAATAAAAAATTATTGGTATAATTATGCAAGTAATTCAATAAATGTTAATATATGTAAATTAAGAGACACGTGTAAAACAGACTTACATAACATAAAAAATACATTAAATAAAAACTTTTTAGATATTGATTATGTTTCATTAAAAATATTAACTAATCAATATGTTATATCTAGAGAAAGATATGATTCTTCAGTTCAAATAAAAAAACATAATAATAGGTCTAGAGTTCTAAGAAGACTTAACAATATTGGTATGACTGATAGCGATGAAGTTGATATAGAAACACTAACTGGATGGGGATATAATTATTAAATTGATATAAAATATTTATCATTTTTAAATAAAAATACAATATGGAGAATCACGGAATATTACAATGCATTGATGAGAATGACTATAAATTTTATATAGATTTATCACTAATAAACACACAATACATAGAAGGAGCCAGAGTTTTTAAAATACTATTTAAATTAACAGATATAAGCCCATTTAAAAATGAAGAAATAAAAAAAAATGAAGAAGGACATATAACTATATTCAAGGATTTGAGAATATGTAGAGATGATTGGTTTAAACTATTTTCATTTATCAAAAATGGAAGAGTTACAGGAAGATTAATGAATGAAGATAGTTTTTACTATGACGTAGATAAAGCAATGGATGTATCAAATAAACTAGGAGGATTTCCAATATTTGATATGTATTACAGAGAACTAACTTTACACAAAATTACAGAACTTACAGAAGAATATAATCCATTACTTCCAAGCGAAGACTATAGAGAATTATATAAATGGTCTGGATATTTAAGTGATGATGCTGTCAGCTATGCTAGATGGAAAGAAAAATATCAATTTTCACATAATTGGTCTCTTGTATATAAACAACCTACTGAAGATGGACCATTTTATTGGTTTAGACACAAAATAAATTAAAAAATAATTTAAATTATAATAATTTAAATTATCTAAAAATATTTTTTTAATTTCCAGTTGAACCGATACCCCCACTTCCTCTTTTGGTTTCATCCAACTTATCAACAACCTTAACTACAAAATCTGTAGAAAGATTAGGCATACAAATTTGCATCAATCTGTCTCCTGGCTGAATAAATACCGTTTCATTAGTTACATTATGAAGAGCTGCCTTAAGTTCCCCCCTATATCCACTATCAATAATTCCTACTGAATTAGCTAGAATCAATCCTTTCTTTGAAATACTAGACCTAGCATACAAATAATATGGTTTAGGATATAAATTTTTTTTATTATAAGGACCAATACCAATTTCATACAGAGCACATTTAATTCCAAGTCCAACCAACTTAGTTTCACCAGATTCTATTTTAATAGGCACTATACCACCCGACCTATCCGATGGAGTGTACAAATCAAATCCTGAATCTTTGTGTAAATTTGATTTATGTTCAGAACTAAACAGTTCGAGAGATTTTTGTTTATATTTATCACATATGTCATTTTGCGTCGTAAGCAAAGGACAAATATTCAATATATATCCGCCATTGGGATAAGACATTTCCTTCAAAACTACTTCAGAATCTAGAAAAAGAGAAGACATTATTTTTATATTTCATATATTTGTATAATTTTAAATCAATTTTAAAATATACTTAAAAAGATTTTAATGTACAAGATTATAATGTCAACTTCAGAATTTAAGAGCGACCAAGAACAAATTAAAGATGTAATTAGAGATATGTGTAATAAAGACCATACTCTAGGAATGAAACATATGGATAAGGATTGTGTCTTTATTAGACCATCGGGAAATCCTCTAACTATGGAAGGATGGAATCAAATGATGAATAATCCTAATGTAAGTGTTGAATTAAATGAACTAGTCTCTATTAATAAAATGCAGGTATGTGGAAATATGGCATATGTATGCTATACTGACCACGGAAAATTTAACTATATGGGAACTGAAAATGATGATATTGCAGTTCTAACTAGTGTTCTTCAAAAGGTTGATGGACGATGGATGGTTGTACACGGTCAAAGATCTACTGGAAGAAGTCCATCTGAAGAACCACCTAAATTCTAAATAAAAAAATAATTAAATCTACAAATTAAATTTAATTATTTTATTTTTTTATCTTTTTCATTTTTACTTTTTATTTGTATTTAATCCCAATCACACTCCAAATGAACTCGAAAATCTTCGTCTGTCTCATTCCCAGATTCCCATTCCTCTTCTTCTTCACTAGAGTCTTTTGATTCTTCATATTCAACCTTTTCTGTAATGAAATCTCTTATTAGGACACTAAAATCAGTTCTCCCATAAGACTGATACTCTGTGGTTTCAAAGTCACCATCAAATCCTCTGTCATATTGGTCGCATCCACTTATTCCAGAACCTGTGATAAATTCTTGTTCGATAAACCGTTTAACTCCCTTAACTTTTCTTCCTGATTTTGTTTTAGTCGGAAATTCAACGCATTCAGGATGAACCCACTTCCAATATTTTTCCTTTGAAGGGTCTGTATTGAAAACAAATTTATTTATATATCCAACTAAATGAGTAGGAAATAAGACAGATACTTCTGATGGCATAATATCAGAATTACCATTCAACTTTTCTTTAAGTTCAGCATATCTTTTGTCCGTAAGACAATTATCAGCTGATGCTTTACAGGGCTTCCCACACCAAGCACAAGGAACTTTCATATATACTCCATTGCTTCTTATCGCACAAGTTTGTCCAGTTCTGTCAATACGCTGAAATCGGTCCTTAGTGCCACACATATCCATATGAAATGAAGACATTATTATTTTAAATATTTACCGCTACTAGTATGAATAATATTGTTAAAAAGCAAACTAATCCTAGAGGCATTCAATGTTATATATACATTATTAGAAGGAATAATATAATCAATTTATTATTTACATTAGGGAAATACACAATCAATGAAAAAAATACAACCCTTATATGTTGTATTTTCTCACGGGACCTCATTGTCTTTTATATTGAATTATCCTAGTTTTTAATTTAACAGCATTTTGCTTAAGTTTTTCATTTTCATTTCTCAATTCAACAACTTTTTTTCTAAGATATTCATTCTCATTTCTTAGAATATCCATCGCATTCATTGCCATCTTAAGTGATGATGATAGTTCATTAATTGTATCTGATATTTTTGTTTGAGTATTATTACTCTCACTATCTTCTGTCGAAGCAGGGGGTCTCGCAAAAGCGGGATGATATAATTCACGTAATCGTTTGCGTTCCTCTCGAGACACTTT